CTGTTGGAAGTACACCACCGCTACAACCGTGTGTTTACAGTACCTTTTTTCTATTTAACAGATTAAGCGCATAACTTCTAGACAAAAGCGTGTTGTAGTTTTACTACAGTTTTGACAGGGTGGCTTTCGCGTGGCGCGCCCAAATGGAATCAAATACGTGTCGTTGAGCAACTCGTGAAACTGCTGGAACGTGCCAAGGTCTCGCTCTATATCGTTTTCGCTCGAACCGTCGGGAACGGACAAAGTCAACACGCCTTCCACTCAGCCTGTAATACCCTTCGCCCCAGCCATCGCCAGCATACAAACGAATGAAGCCGCGGTATTTTTCTCTGGAAAGCATCGCAATCAATTGCTTGGTTCTCGTCTTAGCTGACTTGCCTTTGAGCTTGTAGTCGCGAACTCGCTTTACCCCTTGGCTTCGGATCTTTTTCATCTTGGCAAGCGGTCTCAGCTTTCCGGAAAGAGAACCACCCATGCGAGCTCGTTTATATGAAGGTATGCTCGGCCCACTCCTGCTAAAACCTTTTTCCTGATCAGCAAGGTACTCTTGACGAGTACCACTAAAAGAGTTCATTCGATTGACATCAGTTTTACCAGGGGGGATCAAACCATAGCTCTTTCCTCGGACCGGAACTATCGAACCTTCAGACCATCTATTTCGTATGTGAAAAGTTTTGCGAAGCTGAAGCCTCTGGCTTTCACCAGCCCTGACAGCAACACTGTTGAGCGTCGATCTGACAGCCATGGGATAAAGTGTATCTTTAAATCTCTTCAGCCCCTTGGTATACTCAGAGTCATCGATTGTTATTTGAAGCGTCATGCCAAAACCTCAAAACGAGCACCTTTAATGGCAGTATACATCGGAAACATAACCAGCTCAAGCTACCAGGCAAACTCGGACAGTGAGTTCGAAACGATCACAGCGACAGCACAGACCATAGCGGGAAACACGAGAACAGCTCAGGTAATGTCTGACTTTGGGTTTCTCTCTTCACCCCCGGAAGGATCAAAAGGGCTTTTTCTGGATCAGGGGTCGGGAATGGTCTGCATAGGCGCTTCTCAAGAAGAAATAGAAAAAGAAGCCGACCTTTCTGAAGGGGACGTCATGCTGTACAGCTTTTCAAGCGGATTGAAAAGCACTTTCAAGATAAAGGCTGACGGCACGGCGACGCTTCAGACTGAAGGTGATCTGACTTTGGACTCAACAGGCTCACTGATCGATATCAAAAATAATCTTCACGGGCTGAAAGCGCTCGTCGAAGCGCTGGCTGATGCGATAAAAAACGGTCTTGTCCTGATAGGGGCTGGAAGCTCATCGGGATCATGGCCCTTCGATCCGACGACTCAGGCAAACATCGAATTCGCAAAAACAAACTTCAGCAATCTGCTGAAAACCTGATGGGTGGATTATGAATTTTGAAGGCGATCCAAGACTTTTCTTTGTGGATGAAAACGGCGGAGACTTGATATACGAAAACGGCCAGCCAAAAATGGACACCGCCTTGTACAATGCAATAAACATATCCCTTTACTCAAAAGACTTTTGGGGCAATGCGGTCTTCGAAGAGCAATCACAAAAAATAGGTTCGGACTACGAGAAGCTGACAAAAGAGCTTCCAATCACCGTTGAAAATCTAAGACGGATGGAAGACTCGGCGATAAGCGCATGCGACTGGATGATCGAAGAAAGCATCGCCGACACTGTCGAAGCCGATGTACGAAACCCGAGAGTCGATCGAATCGAGCCTACGATAACTATAACTGAGCCAAACGGAAACGTTTCGCCATACAGCATAAACTGGGACAATTTCGCAAAGGAGTCTGACTGATGAGCGTGCAATTGCAGACACTGCTTGAAAAGTATGAACAAATAATCACTGACATAGAAAATGAAATTGGACAGGCAACGCCCGCGCAGCAAAAGGCGTTCAACAGAGTCCTTGCGATGGCGATAGCAGGCATTGCGAAAACAGGCGACAGATTCATAATCTCTCAGCTTCGAAAAGTCTTTCCGTCGACCACATACGATGACGGGCTTGACGAATGGATCACTCTGTCAAACACGGTAGTGCTCGGACCGATACCTGCGCTTCTCACTATCGACATAGTCGGAGGAACGCCTTCAGCGACCGTTTCTGGCGGGCAAAGCGGGCCCGTATGGGTCGGCCCGAACGGAAAAACCTATTTCGCGCAGGATGCAACATTCAACTTGGATGGAAATGGAGACGCGACCATAAACATCGAAGCCTTCGAAGGCGGTGAAGCAACCAACATCGATGCCGGAACGACAATAAATCTGACAGCTCCAAACGCCGACCTTCCGCAGAGGGCGATAGTCACGGCCATCGCATCAAGCGGGAACGATGGAGAAACCGATGACGAAATAAGAGCGGACGTTGTGACTGCCGTAAGCAGGCCCCCGATGGGCGGAGCGGTTGCAGATTATGACAAATGGGCGAGAGAAAGACCCAATATCGAAAAAGGGTATACATATTCGGGCTCGGTTCCCGGAAGGGTTGAGCTTTACATAACTGCGAGCGATCAACCTGACAAAATCCCCACTCAAGCCCAGCTTGACGACGTGTACGACTACATACAAGGTGACATCGACGGCGAACAGCGAATTCCGATCTGGGCATTGGATCAGCTTCCTGATGGGACCGACCGTTTCGAAGTTCTGGCTTCCACACCGACAAGCTTCATAACCACCATTACCGGTCTCGTACCTGACACTTCAGAAAACAGGGCTTCAATCGAAACGGCTCTTGACTCGTATTATGGAACCATCGAGCCTTTCATAAAGGGCCTAAGCTTGACAAACAACGGCACCATAACACAAAACGCGCTCATCTCGGTAATCCAGCAGGTAGTAGAAACACAAGGTCTGGATGGCTTTACTTCCGTTTCGTTTGCAACTGCGGCGGCTCCCGGAACCCCGCTGACAGAATACCCGGTTGGAAAAGGCGAAAGAGCGAAATCCACATACTCATGGAGTTGAAACATGGCGGACTTGCTGGAACTCATAGGTCTGAAAGACGGCTTCGACGATGATTTCTTCAAAACTTTCATTACGCGCTTGAAGCCAGCAGCCTACACAGGCCCACAGTCTGGCGAGAGGATAGAACTCCGCTATTCTGAGAGGCTTGACAAGAACTACGGCCATCGGCTCGATGGCTATTCCTACAACGGCATAAATGGAGTACACTACCAAGATCTCGGGCTTGAAGGCGAAGTGTATCCGATGATATGCCATCTTTCCGGGATCGACTACGACCTGCAATCAAAGAAATTTGAAAGGATCCTCTCAGAGATCGGCACTGGCACTCTCGAGCATCCTGTTCACGGTAGAAAGCCTGTTGTCGTTGGAAAGATAAAAAGAACAGATGATCCGATCAATCAGGGTGGGGTGGGGTTCTTCGTCGTCGAATTTTTCAGAAACCTTGAGCTAGCGCCTACAGGCGTGGCCAATGCAGAAGACCTTTCCAATCAATTTCTGGAAACGGCGAATGAAGCAAGCCAGTCGGAATTTGCGAACCTCGTTCTCGAAACAGCTTCAGACATCGCCAATTTCAAAGACAACGTCTTAGGCTCGCTCACACTGATAAGCAACGCCTTGACAGGAGTCATATCAGGAATAGAGGGAAAACTCGCAGAATTCAATCGCATAAAGCGGGATATCGAAAACAACATAAATACAATAGTGAATTTTCCAGAAAACCTCGCAGCTCAATATCAAATAATGGTTCAGCTTGTAAATGGCAGCAGCACGACCGAACAGGCTTTGTTCGCGCTTTCTGACGCTATCATCCTGAATACCGATTTTGACATCGACGTCCCCTCAAATGCGAATCTGAACAAAGTGCTCAACGCTGAAGTGATTTCTGGAGCGTGCCTGAACTCAGCCTCGATCGTTTCACAAAGAGGCACCTACGAAACAAAAACGCAGACATTCGAGGCAATCGGAAGGCTGAATGATCTTCTAAACGCAACGACCGAAACTCTGGATCTGAAACAAGAACCGTTTGAAGACACCATATTCCAAAAACAGTATTTTTCACAGATCGACTCCTATCAGGAAATAATCAAACTCGCGACAAACGTAAAAGGAGACCTTCAGCAAAGGGCTTTCAATCTCGCAATCGAAAGAAGCTTTACGACGAAAAGAGAGTATGCGCTTCTTGAACTGGCATACCTGCTTTACGGCGATGTATCTGACGAGACTCTGGAATTTCTGACAAAGACGAACAGCATCGAAGGCAATGAACTTTACGTAATTGGAGTGGGTAGAGAAATATTATTTTACCGTTGAGGTGAACCATGAAAAGAGAGATAATTCTGTTATGGGTAATAACATGCATACTTGGTTTGGCGTTGCTTGGCAACATGCTTCGAGTGTCCTGGCCGTATTTGTCAGACCGGGTTGTAATGCAGAAAATAGCGGGCAGTCTCTTTGCACTTGATCATCTGGAGGAAAAATGAAGATATTGAGCCTTATCCTGAGCACTGGAAAAATGGCGAAAAATGAGTTAATCATGTATATCTTGAAAAAACTGGTTGGTTGGATCTTCAGCGAAGAAAACATCAGGAAACTCAAAGAGTACGTAAAAACCACCATTAAAGAAAAAGCCGCGAAAGAAGGCGTGGACGTATGGGATTATCTGAATGAACTCCTCATGCCGATCTTCGAAAAGGATTTTGAAAGCCTTGAGGCTTATGTTAAAAAGCTCGCAACAAAGGAAGCCGAAAAAGACTCGGCTAACGATCTGTGGAAACTTGTGAAAGAATTAATGCTGTGAGCATGCCAACTCGCATAAAAGCCAAATACCTTCGCTTGGCTGACGGCAAATACTGTTACATCATAATTTGCCCCGAGTGTGGCGCATACTACCAATACAATGACTGCAAGCCGGATCCGATCGAATATTGTGATTGTGGTTTCACCATGAGGATATTGCCTGAAAACGAAGATGCAAACTAGCGATTGACCCGCTTTCTTTGCGATCCAATTCCACTCAAAAGCTCCTTGGCAAAAAACCAATTCGCATAAACAGTCAAAACATTCAAAGTCGTTAAAAACACGATACTCAAAAGATAAAACACTTCATAAAAAACCAACCGCTACGCCCTTTTCATTAGAGTCAAACTTCGCATCCCTCACCACATTCGGACGTGCACGGATCGCCTTTAACGGCAGTAACGGTTGTACTCCCTTTCCGCCTTGAAGTGGGCTTCGACAAACGGCTCAATAAGCTCATAGTCTTCAGCCGTAAAATACGTTTTCGCACAAGTAATGCAGCATATCTGACCAGTTCCGAGTTTAGTCACGAATTCAAGAAAAAGGTCAAAAAAAATCGCGCGGACTTTTGCATGTGCTGTGGATTCGACATTTCGCATCATAGCCCTTTTCATTAGAGTCAAACTTCGCATCCCACCTCACTACTTATACTAAATACCGGTTTCCGCCAATGGAGACTTTAGGAAATTATTATGGATTTTCATCCATCAAAAGTTTCGAAATTTTCATATTTCGTTCGTCTTCGAGCATAGCCTCTTTAACGGCTTTTCCGATCCACAGGTGGCACTCCTCAAGCCTTTCAATTGCTTTTTCCGTGTACTTCGTAAAGTTAAGCTCTTGATGTATTTGCCTTTCAAGCTCGTTGACCAAAAGGCCGAAGCGCTTGTGGCGCTCAAGATGCTTTCCGCCAAACTTAACGTAATCGCTTATGATGCCCATAATTCCCTCCAGACTTAACATATTCGCCTAAACGCTTGGACAAATTCCAACAACTTCAAAATGAAGGCTGATGCTCGGCATGCCTTCAAAAACAGATTTCAACCGCCCGGTAAAGCTGAAAATACTTGACGGGAATTGACCAAGATTCCTCAAATCCGTATCCATGGTGCTGCAAGCATCCGCGAAAGATGGGCCGAGAACTGTTTTTACGAGACTAACGAAACCCTTGGCCACCTCGATTTCCGCACCGGGTTCGAGCACTTTTTCGGCAACATGGTAAAAGAGGGCCGAAAGCATTACTCGCTCAACCGTCCTGCCTGCAAAGTCGGAAACCTCTTCCGGAAAAGCTGAAAGCTCCTTTTCAAACGAATACATGTTCCGCTCTAAGACGTAACAGGATGCCTTGGAAAAAGGAAGGAATCCTTTGCCCAGAAACCCAATAAAACCTTCAGCCAAAACAAGCCGATCGCACGCCTGAAGCGGTTTTCCGCCAATCAAGAGATTCAACCCTGAAAGCAAGGATTCGTGAACCCCATCAGCTGTGATCTCGTTCGCATTCATCGTCAAAAACCTTTTCCAGCTGCTCTTTAAAAAAGCCAAGCTTTAGCTGCATCATGATATGCTCCTCCCCAAAAGAGGGCCCCAAAACCCTTTTCATGAGCCTCGAAAAGCCCTTCGCAATCTCAAGGCTTTCCCGCTCGCCGATAAACCTTCCGCCAATGTACAAATTGAGGCTTGAAAGCATGACTCGCTCAACACCTTCCGCCGTTATTCCGTCCATTTTCTCCATCCTCAACTCCTCCTTCGGCCGCAGCGCTTCTTTTCCAGAAAAAAGTCGATGGACACCTCGTAGTAATTGCACAGTTTTTCAAGATGGCTGAGGTTCAGCCTCTGAACCCCCGATTCAATTCGAGAAACTGCACTTTGCTTCACGCCAAGAATTGTCGCCATTTTTTCTTGAGTCACTTGCCGATCGCTTCTAAACTTGCGTAATTTTGCACGAATGTCCATGAACTCCCCCTGAAAACATCTATTTTCTAAAGTTTTTCTATTGCATGCCGAGAAGAAAAGCAATAGGAATATGCGAAAAGGAGAAAAAAAAGGGGAAAAAAGCATGTTGGAAAATTACACTTTCAAAAGTGAAAAAAATCCGGAGTCTAAAATACTTTTTTTAAGTCAAACAGAAAAAACAATTTACGGCCACAAATACGAAGCGGTCTTTCAAATTGGGGATGACGTCTCTTGCGCCGGTAATTTTGAATTTTTCAGCGAAAAAGAAATCAAGGATTTTGCAAAACTATGGCTGGACTAGAACCACTCAAGCGTCTTTACAGGCTGGAAATCGGTCTTGTTTCGGGCCAGCAGAAGGCCAATAAATCTGCGAGAAGGAGCTTCGACTATTTTCAGTCTGTAGAGCGTTTCGCTTTCACCGACAATTTCGACTATGACATGATGCCTGGAATACACCAAAGGGACCCTGTCCCCTTTTTCAAGCTTTGTTTTTTTCTGAACCACAAAAACACCCTTAGTTCTCAACTGCGAGGGCGCTGGATTTGATGTCATCGCGGCAGCTCGCAAGAACCCTTCCTGCCAGAAAAAGCCCCTGCTAGTCATCGGATTGGCAGATCCGACAACGACCCTCTGGCCAACCATAATTCATTGGACAAATTTCTACAACCAGTCTTCAGCTTTTTCCACGCCTCAACCACTCAATCAACGACTCTTCTGTCACGGGACCCTCGATGTCGACTTCGTTTCGCGACAATCCTATCTCATCGTCGTGGGCATCAGAATTGGAAAGCTTTCTGGCCCACGGCATGAGCTTCCTAAGAACACGGACAGTATCGGGATTCGAACGGATCCCACGATTAACAATCTCAAAGCCATGAATCAGCTCAAACATCGACCGAGGCTGTTTTGAATAGAAATCAGCACTCGCCGGATGACACATGATCATCGCATAGGGGGTCCCCATTTTCTCAATCCCGTCTTTCAAAAAAGACCCCAGCACGTCGAATCTGAAAGCGTTCCAAAAATTTGAACACCCTGCAACTGTGAAAATCTTCGAAAGCTGATCCCGAAAGGAAAGCCAGCGGTCGATCGCCTCTTTCCCGAAAAGAAGAAACTCGCCGGAAGGCGTGTTGATCTCGCAGCCGACTATGACGGGGATGCCTATTTCTTTTGAAAAACAGTCCATCAGCGTCAAGTTCCTATCAAATGACCCACTCCAGTAGTCGTGATCGGTTAAAACCAAAGCATCAAGACCAACGTCTTCGGCCTTTTTCGCAAGATCCCTCATCGATAGGAGGCCATCGCTTGAATCGCTGTGAACGTGAAAATCAATCAAATTCATGACGGCCCTCCAAAAACTCTTCTGATCTTTGCCAAACTATAGTTGGAAGGGTGTTCGCGCCTTAGGCGACGAAGCTCGGACACAGTCTTCTCAACAACGTCCGCATGCCTTGAACCCCAGCACATGAACTCTCCATGCCAGCATGAAGCCGTCAAGCACTCCGCGCACACCTCCACAAGCCGATCACCTCTCTTTGTTTTTTTCTCCAATTCAAACTCCTTTAAAGCCATTCATCAGCATCTCGAACTTTTTCAGATCCCAAAAGCTCGTATGTCGCACACGCAAGTGCGGCCCATTTGTCGCTGTTGGCCTTACCTCTAAATCCTGAAAACGGACCCGGATCTTTCGAGGTGCCCACGAGCCTGTTCTGGCCACCGCCAAGACCGTCAAGGTCAAACAGTGAAAGCCAATAGTCCGTAAGGAAAGACCTGACATTGGCGTCATTGGCTCTTGCGCTTCCGCAAAGGGCTGTCACAATGGTTTTTCTCGGCACGAGCCTTACGCAGATTCCGAGCATGTTGCCGAGTGCCGCATATGCGCCAGATGCCGCGCAGGTGGCCAAGACATGATCGCTCATTGGCATTCCGTAATTCTTTACCATTTCTATAACAAGAAGATCAACTTTTTCGTCCCGGATGAAGTTCTTGTTCTTGCTCGGGCTGTTGTTCATAAAATGGCCACCTTTTAAAAAAGACGGTTTCCTCTCTTTTTTTTCGCATATTGCGTAATGGCTCACTTCCGGACCCGGATCAATCCCCATGATGATCATGCTCTTCTCCGTTCTGTTAAAAGGACATTTTGGGCAATATAGCACGAGCTTTAAAAAAAAACGATTTCAGACCCTGCTTGAGTCAAGCTTTTTCCTGCTTTGAAAGCTAACTATGCTTTTTTACTTGTTTCTTTTTATTTATGCGATTTGAGGCTAGGAGGTTCCCTTTTTTCCCCTTAGTTTTTTACGCTTACGTGCCCCCTCCCGGCCCACCGACGGGTGGGGCGTGCGAAAGCACCCGTAAAAAATACACTAAGGGAAAAGGGAAGTCAACCCCTAATAAGACTAATAATATCAATTGGTTATAGACAAATCCATGGTACGCTCCGCTTTTTGCGGTATCGCCTGAAGGGGGGTTTTCATGCCAAAATGGCTTTAAATGCAACTATGCGTTATTAAAGGATTATGCGATTCGTACTTTATCGTACGTGTTTGAAAATAAAGGTTTATGCGATTCGTACCGAAGCATGCGTACTTGGCGTGGTCTCAGACCGTTTTTTCTCCAGCTGAGCACGTACGCGTACCTTTCGCGTACTCCGTTGATATCATTGAAGTACTTTTCACGCACCCTGATCGTACCCTGATCGTACCCTGATCGTACCCTGATCGTACCTTTCGCGTACCCTGCTTGAAATCACTGCATTAATTTATTTTTGACGAAAAGCTCATATAATATAGTTATGATCGCTTGATGCGCTTAATCCTGTACAAGCGCCTAAGCAGATGAAATCGCTGGGATATTCGGAGAAACAAGATGTGCGCCAACTTGGCTGAAAACTGAAAAAACTGAAAAAACCATGGTACGCACATAGTACGCTCATGGTACGCAAACTTTTTCTCTGTTATTTAACATAGTTGCAAATTTGTGCTAAAGTTTTTTGCAATTTCTCCGATCTTTAATATAAGTTTGGCGGAGGGAAGGCCCGAACGCCAAAACGGACGAAATGGGGGGACGGCCATGGAATTCAACCAAATCTACATAGACCATGTGGTCGATTTCAAGGAGCTGAAAATGATCTACAACGAACAACAAATGGCCGAAAGCGCGTACAAGCCAGTCATGGAAAAAATCAACCAGCTTTACGCTGAGCTTGGAAGCCCCGCCCACCTTCCTGAAGGTGAGACATCGGTCGAGACGACCGGCGAGATTTTTCCTGAGTACTATAAGAATCACATTGCGCGAAGATACACCAACGGTGATCGGGAAAAAGGCATGACATTATTGTATGCTGCGGCTTCGATGCTCGAGAAAATGTACGAAGGGCTTAACATGTACGGGGGAGGGGGAAGTTACTATATCAAGCGGACAGATGCTTGGAAGTCTTTTGCTGAACAGGCTTGCCAGCTGATCGATGGCTTTCATGCTGAAAACGATGCTTACGAGATAGTCGCTGATTATATCGGTCTGGAACAATAAAGAGGGGGGTGTGAAAGTGTGCTATTCCATTGACTGTACGGGAGATTGCCGGATCGGAGATGAGATCAAATTCGAAAAGGCTGTTTTCAAAGGAGACTGGCGGAATCCAGCATTTTCGCACCTCGAAACCATTGAGGGAAAGATCGTAAAAATTGGTAAAGGTCCGAAGACAGGCCAGCTTACTTTCACTGTTGAGACTTCAAGCGGGCATCTTCGAATTCGGGCGAGAAACCTCTATAGAAACGGGGTTTTTAGAAAAAAGTGGGATGATGAAAACGCCCGATAGCGGGCATGAGCATGAGGGAGAAGTAAAATGGGTTATATTGGCTATAGCAAGAGCGTAAATGCCGCAAACGCAGAAGAAGAAGAAGGCAGGCTTCCAGCGACGAAATTCGCAAAATGGCTTCGCGAAAAAGGCTATAAAGGCGCTACAAGCGCTTTCGTAAAAGATGTTGTCCACACCGACGAATGGCACCACACCTCATGCAAGTACAACATGACAGACTATTTCTGCAAGATCCATTTCTTCGAAAACCGAAAAAAATACAGAAAAGCCCTTGAGGAGTGGAAAAAAAGATCAAAGATCAAAAACAGGTATTTTAAATGCTGGAACGTCTGCCGGACTTCGGATCCAAGAAGATGGGACTGGAAGATCACGCCGAGGTGGGGCAACCACTGCATGTCCATGAGCGATGCCCTCAAAGAGATCAAAACCGTACTCGCTGAAGTTGAGTCAACAGAAGCAATCGGCAAGGTCAAGCAAAGGATCAGAAGAGAAAAGCTTGAAGCCTTGGACAATATAAAAAAGGCTCTTTTGGACGTTTAAAAAAGGGAGGGATTTTCCATGAAATCAGACTACGTACTCATCGTCAACGGTGTAAAAGTGACGGTAAAAAGCCTCTGCCTTGTCCCAGTTTGCGGACGAGTGGTAATGGATGCGGCTCTTGAAATAGACGGAAACTACTACAGCTTCAGAGAACGGATAGAAGGTCTTTCACTTGATCGGAGCGAGTCTTCGCTTTATGCGTCTTTCAAAGACTCGAAGCCGGACATGTACCGGCATATCGAAGACAGGGGCATCGCCATGAAAAGCTTTTTTGATGCCATGGATCTTGCGATTTTGAACGAACTCAGAATGCGAGTGAAAGCAAAAAAAGAAAGGGAGGAAGAGGACGATGTTTGAGCGCCTGGCAGTTGTAGTGATAGCGGCAATGGCATCCGGTTGCGGAGCCGACCCTTCGATCAAAGCTCAAGATGAGACTTCAGAAGAGCCTGTCGTCGAAGCCCAAGCTGAAAAAGAAGACGGCGGAGTGGAAAAGCCATGGGCGTCAATGCCGAAGGCTCCAAGCATGGACATGCCTTCGCTTCCAAGCATCGGCTTTAGCGGACAGACGTTCTTTTCTCCAGTTGGCATTGAAGTCGGCGAATGCCTTTTTCAAGATGCGAAACTCGCCAAGGCATCGGTCAAGGTGGTTTTGGACTGTCCTGACGGGCTTTACGAGGTTTCAGAAGAGATTTCAGAAAACGAAGCCGTTCAGTTGCTTTTGACAGAAAACGACTCCATATGGTTTGAATATGAACACAATACAGAAAAAGCGTATATAGTATATGACATCAACGCAAATGAAATTTTGGACGAAGACGATGAATTCCATGAACTCGAGGAGAAATGATGCAGAAGATTTTTTTTGGAAGGGACCGCTTGATGAGAAAAAAAGATCCGTTGCTGGAATTGGTGAGAGAAGCGACCTTGATCGTATTTGACGAAACGCTGGACTGCGCGCTTCAAAGCGGGCTCGAGACATTGCCTGATAAGGAACTCAAGCAAAAGCTTGAAGAAATGATTGGAGAGAAGATTGACAAGTGCTTTAGCGCTGTTTTTGGAGATTTCATTGGAGAAAAAGGCAAAAAGAAGACTATGGAATTGCTTGGAGGACCTCTTTTAAGGGCGTTTAAAGAAGAAAAAGGCTTGAGCTGAGGAGGGGCTTATGAATAGGCTGGAGACGGAAGAGTGGAAATCCAAAATAACGCATTATGTGGAAACTGCAGAAATAAGATGCGAGTACGGCATGTACAGGTTCCCAATCCTCGGATTCAACACAGAAGAACTTGGAGTTCGCATTGAAAAAACCAGCTTTAAAATGGCTTATGTGCTGTCGATTTGGAGCGTTGAAAAACATGAGGACGTGGCTTCCAAAGGGTGCCTTGAGAGATTTTTAGCCGATCTGTTTGGCATGAAAGATATCCTTTCCGCAAATGACGTTCATTGGATCGGTATAGAACACGTCCTGTCACCCCACCTTGAGCGGATGCTCGCAGAATGGGGTTGGAAGCAGACAGGCGGTTTTGTCCACTCATTCTACAGGGAGCTTGAAAAACCCTTCGGATGAGCTGTCCTTTTCAAACTCGCCACTGGCTGGCGAGAACGTCTTGAACTCGACTTTTCCATTGGAATGGAAAGTATAATATCTCAACTTGAAGTCTTCGTATTCGTCGCATTGGTAGTTGACGATGAAGACTTCTGCGCTTTTGACCTTGTATCGCCGTTCTCTGACGCAGGAGTGGCCTGCATTTGCAAGGACTATGTTGTCGTGCTTTGAAAGAAGCCTGTCCTTGACTTCGCTCGTGCTCCAAAGGTCATGGGTCGCAAGTATTATCCGCGCATCATCATTTTCTTCTATCAGCCTGTTGGCCCAATCGATCGCCGAGTAGTCCTTTCCGGTCGAATACTGGTCGAACGTGTCAAGCTGTATGAAAACGTACTTTTTGCCATGGAGCTTCATTTCGAAAGCGCTGTTGACCCCGTTGTGGCCCGAAAGCCACCATGGAAGGACCTTGAACTTCGCTTCGGGAAAATAAAGCCGAAACATGTATGGGTCGTCATGGTTTCCTCTTGTCGGCATGTAAAGTACGTGCCCTCTTAGAACCGACCATGCTTTTTCCGCCCGTTCCCATTGATACCTGCTGTTCCAGTCTTGAGTAATGTCGCCGAGCCCTTGCACCATCTGTATGTTGAGCCGGTCGCGATTGTCTCTTATCCATTCAAACCCCTTGGCCATGTGCTCGTAGGGGGCCTTTTCCCAGCCAGCCGAATAGTGCTGGGTGTCCGGAACGACAACGAGCGTCCACTTTTTTGTACTCTCTTTCACACTCCCTTTCGAGAGACTGCATGCAGAAAAAAAGATGAAAAGCGCAATTGCAAACTTCATTACCATGCTCCTCTTTTATGTTTTGGGTTGTTTTCAAGCATAGCGCCTGAACGGGTCTTTTGCAAGGATTTGGATGGTGCCTGCCGGAAATGGCGACCACCCGCAGGATTCGTTATAAGATGGACAAAATAGCCAAACCCGGCAAGCGCTTTCAGTTTAGGATTTTCTTTGCACATGAGGCAAGACTTTTTTAGAAAAACCCGTCCGAGGAGTTTCAGAAAGACGGGCATGAACTGTTGATCGTTAGTGGAATGTTCACGATGATTTCGTTATAAGCCGTTCAGCTCAAAAGCGCAAGAAAACGCCGCCCAAAAAAAAAAAAGCTCCTCAAGCGGCTGAAGATAGTGGAAACACTAGAGTCGTTCTATTTTACCAACTCACCCAAAGACCCGTCAACGGCGAGAAGAAATTCATGCTTGACTTGTTGGTGGGCATACCTCAACCATTCTGTATAACTATGTTAATTTTTCTTAACAAAAAGAGCTAAAGTTTCAGTGCAAAAATGCTGATGAGCATGATGCGAGAAAGAGGTGATTACGGGAGACGAACCTTACCGCAATGTAATAATAGCCGATGCCATTAGGAGGGTTAAGATGAAAACTTCAGCAATCATTTTTAATTTGATTTTTCTTGTTTCATGCGGGCAAGCAGTTCCTATGGATGACGAGCAGACTTCTGTCTCCGCGAAGGCATCACCGGATACAGTTAGGCGCGCAACCGCCTTGGCTTCAAAAAGCAGTCTCGGGGACTGCAACGTTGATAACGAATCTCAACTCGTATACGTAATGGACGAAAAGGCTTTTTACGTCTGTTTTTCAGAATCGTGGACAGAAATTGACATCAAAGGGCAAGATGGAGAAAATGGCAAGAATGGAGAAAATGGCAAGGATTCGGTCTCAATAACAAAGATCATCAAATATAATCCCGTCACAGAAGACATATGCACAAGCGAGAGTTACTATGATCTGTGTGTGTTCAGGGGGGCTCAGATCATCCTATATTCAAACGGGGATTTTTATATTTCAGCTGGCTTTTCCTACTCATATCTGGAGCAAGTAGATACCGACACCTACATGAGCTTTCCAAGCTGGTATTACAGAGGAGAAGGCGATGGAGGATTTCTTCTGCTTACAGATCATGGCAACAAGTCCGGAGACTCTGGCTTATACTCCGTATGGTTTGTTTTCAAAAGAGATACCGAACAAGCAGGTCTAGTTATGGACACCAACCAAAACTACGTTTTGGATGACGATGACGAACTCATGATGGAGCTTCAGCCCTCAACAGATCCATAACCCGTTCTGCTATCCGTCCCACAAAGGCTCAACGCCTTTTGAAGGAAAAATGACAAGCGATTTGTTTCTCTCACGACTCTGCTTGAGGCATACATGTCCGGTGTCCAAAACTCCTCCGCCTTTGTCGATCATCCGCCTTATGCGCAGTTCGATTGCCTTTAGACTGATGCCCTCCTGGTCAAATCCTGTTGCATCCCTGATGAGCTTCACAGCTTGGTTCCATGCCATCGTCTCCTTGACCCCTGAAAGCGAATCATCGATTGCGCCTTTAAGATCATCGATAGTGAGATCGTTTCTCAGGCCGATGACTTTGGCGGCATCTTCGCTTTTTTCCTTTTCACCTGCAACCAGCGAGTGCGTTTCAGGCACAAACGGGACCGCCGCGGCAGTCTCGCCGATTTCCGGAATTTCCAGACTTTTTTTTTCGAAGAAAATGGTTTTGCATTTTTCCATCGAAGCGTTGTTGCTTTTCACAAAGCTGACGCGGGTATACTTTTCCGGGTGATCGACCCCGAACCGTTCGCCGTCTTCTTTCGTGAATTCGGAAAACATCAGCACGGTTCTTGCCCCGTCCGTTAGCGCGCTTGCGCCTCTTGAAGCCTCTACCCCATCTGATGAACTTTTTCTCGCATGATGCACCGCAATGACTGCGCATCCTGTTTCTTCGGCTATCTCGTTCAATATGTTTTTTACAAATACCATGTGGGCGTTCGAGTTTTCGTCAAGTCCATGGGCCCCTGAAAATGGATCGATTGCAAAAAGCCCTATGGAATTACGTCTTATGGTCTTCTTGATCACTTCGATATCCACTAGATTCTTGACGACCTTTCCCTTTTCCATGAAGGCGAGGTTGAATCCCATGTCCCTTCCGCTTGAAAGGTAAAAGCCCGATGCGTCTTCAGCGCTGATGCCGTGGGCCTGCCTTGCCGCGAGAAGCCGTCTTTCAAGATCCATTCGGCTGTCTTCGGTTGAATGAAGCCATGTATTGGTTTTTTCTATTTTTGCGCCATACCCCAGAAGGTCCCTGCCAGCGGAAATGCCAAGAAGATCTGAAAACATGAAAAGCGTTTTGCCGACTCCGCCTTTTGCGACACAGACCGTCAGATAGCCTTTCGCATACCTTCCTTCAGCCACCCACGGAATGCGAAGACGGCTGGAAGGGGTGACATCCGCCCCTGAAAACAGGAACGGAATGTCTTTTTCCATGACTTCGGCTTCAAGATCTGAAAGGGTTTTGGCGTGTTCGACCGGATAGCGGAGAACTGACTTGACTATGGTTTCTATTTCATGGCGGGGTAAGGGGGGCCTCACCCTTTCTTCGTTGGCGGTCAAAAGAAGTGCCAGTATCTCTTGATCGCCGCAGCCTTGGCTTCGTGCTGATCCCGCAAGCGAGGTGAGCCTTCCGTTTCGCTCGCCTTCGACAATTTCGCCTTCCCCAACAGGATTCTTCTCTCGTTTCTCAGCCTGAAGCAGACTTCCGATCCACTTTGGGGCTTTGGCGATTTCCAAATGGCTTTTCAGGATCCTGTACGACTTCTCGCCGATCCTCGATCCCGGAGCAACAACGTATCCGCCTTTCGACCTCGTATCGATCCCTTTTCCCATTAAGGACTGACTTGTTTTGGTAAGCCCCTTGTAAAAGACGTGCCTGCCATTGGAGGGTGTGTCTACAGACAGTGTCGGCGGAAGACTTCCATGCTCTTCAATCAGTTTTCTGATGGAATCGAATCCGTTGCTGTCTTTTTTTCGGTCGATGTCGATGACGGTTATCCCAGACTTTTCGCAATCGACTGCGAAATTGCAGCCGGGATGCGCCAAAGCCCAGGCTCTTACCTGCGCATGGTCGTTGGTAGAAACTTCCCTCCATTTAAGGTTCCGGATTGGTATTTTCGAGTTTTTCGAAAGTGGAAAAACATGAAGTCCAAAGTTTTCTACAAGGTGCAGGGCACCTTTGAGCGAAGCTGTCATCCACGCCCCTTTCTTATGTAAAGAGAAAGCTGTGTGCGAAAAAGTAATGCACTACCAGCTGTTTTGCAAGCTTTTTTTTAAACATTGACCAAACAGCATAAAAATAGTAAAACCCAAACAGCGGAAATTCGACAACTGCATTTTGGCATGCAAGACTGCAAGTCTTGAACGCATAGGGGTTCGCGAGTACGGGTCTCCGCAAACTAGAAAACAAAGACCAAAGGAGCGGAAACAATTGGGTAAAAGTGCTGTAATAGTGGACATTGACACCGCTCTGCATGACAAAACGACCATGCTTGGAAACCAAACCGTCATCGATCTTGCGATGGCTTTGGCAGGCCGGGACGGGGAGCATTACGAACTCGTGCTCGTCACAAGGTACGGCGAAAGCAAAAGGAAAGCCAAGATCTCGAGGGCTTTGGAAAATGAGCTCGCAGGTGTTCTGGACAAGGTCGAGGTCCTGATGCCAAAACCGTTCGGAGGGTGTCCGGTCATGCTCATGGCTGACTTCATAGCTTTTGTGGCTGAACAGGTTAAAAAACGGGCATACAGAGGTCAAAAAGTTGATTTCGTTGTGTCGGCTGAAGCGAGAGTGCTCAGGGCGTGCAGGGCGTTTGGCGCGGATACGCTTCTTTTCAAGAAGGGAAAGAAGTACGTGCCTACTTGGTAATATATTATCGGGGGTTTCTAACATGTATGTCGAAGGAACTGATCTTGTAGCTGAATGGGGCGTTTTGGACATGACAGAAGTTGGTCGGTATACCGATCTTTTTGTCGCATTTCTCATTGGGAACCTGAAGTGCCGGATGAGTCAGACAATACACCCGCCTCTTCACCTTAGAGAAGACCTTTGGGGGTATGAAGAGCTGTTTGACGCGGATCAAGCGACCCGAAGGGCTTTTTTTGAAATGCGGAAAGCGTATATGAGCCGGTGTCCGAGCAACAAGCGGATTGTCGAATTGCTGAAGGAATCCGGGCATTGGGGGCTGAGATGAAAAAAAAAAAAGAAAAGATTATGGCTGAAAACAACTTTTACAAAGGCATGAGGCTTGAAGGCAGCAAGCTTCTGGCTTATTGGGGCGACCAACTGGATCTTTCCAAATGGCACGAGTACCCCGATGACATTTTCAACTTTTTGATCGAACAGCGAATGCGGGATTCCAGCACTTTGACCCCAGAAATGGAAAGCGATCTTACTGCTTTTAATGAGCTTCTCAAGACGAACAAAGACACAAGGGAACTTTTCTTCAATGTCCGAAGATCGTTTGAAGGCTTGGGCATAAAAAATCTCGAGATGCTTGTAGTCGATGTCATAAAGCGTTCTGGGCAGTGGGAGCTGAAATAAAAGGTTGGAATGGACAATTTCGAACTGGAAAACGGAAAGCTGGCTTATATCGGTGCAGGCGGTTCTCCAAGAACCGCAGGTTTCGGTTATGACAAGAAGTCAGGCAGATGGAGGACACCGTTTCCGAGCTGTGCCATAAGGCTTATGAAAAACCGGTCGATGAGCGAGAACGACAAAAAGCTCGTTCGGCTTTTGCAAAAAAAGCGCGCTTCACGACATGAAGAAAGCGCTTTCCGCGACTCATGCATCAACAGCGACGAAGTTCTCAGACCTTTTCAAAGGGCTGGACTGGACTACATCATTCTTGGCGACAACATCATTCTTGCCGATGAGATGGGTCTTGGAAAAACAGTACAGGCCATAGCCTATTTCAACCATCTTGCAGAAACTAAAGGCTCCTTCAAGGCTTTGGTGATATGCCCTGCGTCTCTGAAAATAAATTGGAAGCGCGAGTGCGAAAAGTTTTTGAAGACGCCGCAGACCATAAGGATCATCAATTCAGGAGCGCCGATATATGCATTTTCAAGCATAACAATAATAAACTACGATATAATTGGAAGGTATGAAGAGGTCCGTGAAAACAGTTTTGATGTTTTGGTATTGGATGAGGCTCACTACCTGAAGAACAAAAGCGCCGCACGAACAAAAGCGGTGTTTGGAACAAACGGAAACGGAGCTATAAGCGCCGAAAAAATCATCGCAATAACGGGAACCCCGATTGAAAACAGGCCAAGCGAATTTTTCTCCATTTTAAAGGCGCTTGAACCCTTTGGGTTTCCAAACGCAAGGCGGTTTCAACAAAGATATTGCGAAGGGCGAATGGGCCGAATGGGCTGGGACGCTTCAGGCGCTTCAAACACAGATGAGCTTTCAAGAAAGATCAGAAGCACCGTCATGATAAGAAGACTCAAAAAGGACGTTGCAAAAGACCTTCCTGAAAAGCAAAGATCATTCATACACCTCGACCTCAAGCTTTCCAAGGCGCAAAAGGATCTTGCGAAGATGGACGTCGCTGAGCTTTTGGAATCGACAAGACCGGGAAGCCTCAACGGCGTTCATGTCGCGACCGCAAGAAAGGAGCTTGGCGAAATGAAGATCAAGCCTGCATGCGTCTTTGTCGAAGACATGCTGCAGCAGGTCGAAAAAGTAATCATCTTCTGCATCCACAGATCTGTCGTCGATGGAATGGTTGAAACGCTGAAGGGCTACAAGCCTGTTCACGTATACGGCGGTATGACAGAGAAGAAAAAGCAGCAGGCTGTCGACCTTTTCCAAAACGGTTCGGCAAGGGTTTTCATCGGAAATGTTCAGGCGGCCGGAGTTGGCTTGACATTGACCGCATCAAGCGACATTGTCATGGCCGAGTCAAGCTGGAAGCCCGGAGAAAACAGACAGGCTGAAGACAGGGCCCACAGGATAGGCCAGAAAAAAAACGTATCCATTCAGTATCTGGTTGTAAATAACTCTATAGATAGTAAGGTTGCTCTTTCAAACCTGAACAAGGAAAAAGTCCTTAATTCGCTTCTTGGCGGTTTCGAAAACGACGAAAGGAAAAACTATGATTAAAGTTGATTTGGTAAAGGGAAAACTTCTGTTTCTGTGCGAAAACGGTTTTGAGGTTGAAACGGTTGAAAGGATTTTCAGTTCAAAGTTTGATGGCATGAGCATAGCGTTGAAACCCGAGGAACCCGCTGTCTCAAAGATAGTTGAAAGCGGATTGATTCATGGAACCGGCGCGAACAACGGGAGCGAAATTGCCGATGAAAGCCAAGAGATCGAAAAAGAAGAAACAAAGAGAGAAGAACAGAAAACGAAGAAAAGCAGAATTTCTAAAAAGGACAGGGATCGCATTCTCCATCTTCGCGACGAGCTTCGAAAGCTGGGAAAAGTCTACGGGCCAAAAACCACGTTAAAAAAGCTTGAAGATGAGTATGCCAAATTTTCAAAGACAGAAGGGAGCACAGAAGACGATCTTTTCCAAAACGAAGAAAGTGCAGAAGATGATCTTTTTAGCGAAGCTCCTGAAGTGGTAGAGGAAAAGAAGCATTATGACCCTGTCGAAGTCAAGAAAGCCCTTATTTCAATCATGAAAGACGACAAGAGCGGAGTGGTAAAAACCGATGTGAAGAAATATCTTGTCGATGAGCTCAAGACAAAATTTGATGATCTTGATCAAGATGGGCTAGCTAAATTTGTAGTGAAATTTGGATTGAAAGTATGAAAAAGAGGCTGTCCCCTTCAGGCGCTTCACGCTGGCTGAATTGCTCAGGATCCTTGACGCTTGAAGGATTTGAAAATGCTGAAAAGGACTACGCATTTGAAGGTACCATAGCTCACGGGCTCGCTGAGTTTTGCCTCTGGAACGGCATTTCTCCATATGAACTAGAAGCTGTTGATTACGAAGACTATGAGGGAAACCTCCATACGGCGACAACCATTGACCGGCAAATGCGCGATTGCGTTTCAGGCTACATAAGCTTTGTGGACGGGATCACGTCAACAAGAAATCACGAGGACAAGGTCGAAATCAAATCCTCGATGAAGCTTACCAAGAACTTTTCAATGGGGGGCACCTCAGATTTCAGACATTACGACAGCTTGCTCGATGCGCTTCATGTCGTTGACTTCAAATACGGCATGGGCGTTCCGGTCTTTGCCGAGAAAAATCCGCAGATGCTGGCGTATGCGGCTCTCGCCTGCAAGGATCTGAAGATCGAGCCAAAGGAAATTTTCCTCCACATATACCAGCCTAGGGACATCAACGGAGTTGTAGACGATCCGCTTGACACTTACAAGACGAGCTACAGGGAAGTTAAGGAGTTCACGAAAAAAGCCCTGCACATAGCATGCGAGGCGGAAAAAGGAAACGTCAGGTTCAAGCTCGGGTCTTATTGCCGATGGTGCAAAGGGCTCAGCACATGCAGACACTTCATAAAAGAGTCTGAAAAATTGGTATCCAAGAACGATACCGTCGAGTACGACAACGACGATCTGAGCAATGCGCTTATAATTGCCAGAGCATTCAAAGCGCTTGAGGAAACGCTGAAGCTGGAAGCAGTCAGGCGTCTTGAAAATGGCGAAGACATTCCCGAATTCAAGCTAGTCAAGGGGAACGGTTCGAAAAAGTGGGTTGACGAAGACGAAGCGCAAGAATTTCTGGACAGCAAGCTGGAAGAAAAAGCCTACACAAAAAAGTATCTTTCGCCCTCGGCGAGTGAAAAGATCCTTGGAAAGAAGGAACTGGACGGAATGTGGGTGAAGTTTCCCGGAAAAAGAAAGATCGCCCATATTTCTGAAAGAGGAAAACCTGTTGTTTTTTCTGATGAGGACATTTTAAGAGACTACATATGAAAGGAAACAACATGCCCGTAGTATTTTCGGACGAAGACATTTTAAGAGACTACATATGAAAGGAAACAATATGCCCGACAAAATAGAATTCATCAAAGTGAAGCTTCCGGTGTGCACGCTTTCATTCCCAAGGCTCGCCAAGCCGGAAGCTTTTGAAGGATCAGGCGAAGAAAAGTTCAGCGCTACCTTTCTGATAGAGAAGAACGAAGACGTCTCTGAAATCAGAAATGCCATAAAAAAGATAATGGCCACCTACCATAGCGGAAAAAGCTATGCAAAAGACATTCGAGAAGACTACAAGTGTTTCGGTGACGGCGACGATAAAGACTATGACGGCTTCGCTGGAAGGTTTTTTCTGAAAGGAAAAAGCAAAAAGCGAATTCCATGCGTTGATATTCGAACAAGGACGGGGATCGATACGAGCATTCCGGATGAGGCATCAAAGCTTTATGCAGGCTGTCAGGTAAAGGCTGTCGTTTCGCTATTTGGGTACAACTACGGCGGAAAAAAGCCAGGAATAGGATGCACCATACAATCGATTGGAAAAGTCAACGAAGGCGAAAGGCTTGACGGCGGAGACGCCATGACCGACTACCAAGACGATTACGACAAATACGAGGATGCGGCTGCAGGATCCGAGATTGGCATGGACGACCTTCCTTTCTAGGAAAACATATTCCGCTTGATACTTTTGGCGCTTTGACGGTTTGGAATCCAAAGCGTCTTTTTTATATTCCGAGGGGTTGTTATGAAGAGAAGACTTTACGTGGACATCGAAACAAGGAGCCGCCTAGATCTTAGGGAAACCGGCGTCTATCCCTACGCCGAAGCGAGCGAAATACTATGCCATGTTTATTGGTTTGAAGGCTCGTTCAAGGTTCACATACCTCTCGCCCACATGAGAGAGAAGCTGAAAAGCAAAATGGTTGTAGGCACGAGCGAAATGATGGCTGACTACCAATCCGCTGATGAAATAATCGCGCACAATGCGAACTTCGAAAGGACGATGCTGAATGCTCATGGGGTGACTTCAGAAATCCCCATTGAGAAATGGAAATGCACCCAGGCAAAATCCGCCTACCACGGCCTTCCGCACTCGCTGGAAAAATCTTCTGAAGCGCTTGAGCTTGAAATGGCAAAAGACATGGGCGGAAGGGCTGTAATGCTGGCCATGTGCAAGCCGAAGAAAAAAAAGGACGGCACTGAAGAGTGGATCGAAGACAGGGAACGTTTTCTGTCATTGGTCAAATACTGCATTACCGATGTGAAGGTCACGAAACTTCTTGATGAAACCCTCGACGATCTTCCTGAAAAAGAACGCAGGATATGGTGTCTGGATCAAAGGATCAATGACAATGGATTTCCTGTCAATGCTCCATTGGCGAAAAAAATCGTGGATTGGGTTGAACAAGAGGATGAGGAACTCATAAAAGAAGCTGTTTCTATAACCGACGGCTTCATCAACAGCCCGAGGCAGGTGAACGATACGCGAAGGTGGCTCGCCATGAACGGGCTTGAACTCGAAAACCTTCAAGCTTCGAATGTAGACAGGATCCTTGAGACTGAAATCCCGGAAAATTGCAGGAGAGTGCTTGAGATAAGGCGGACATTGTCAAAGAGTTCCACTTCGAAGCACAAGCGGTTTCTCAGCATGCAGAGAAACGGTTTTGTCAGCGGAACTTTGCAGTACTATGGCGCTGGAACCGGACGATGGGCTGGAAGGGGAGTTCAGCCCCAAAATTTTCCACGCAACTGTTTTGACGACACCGAGCTTGAACACCTTGAAGCGTGTGAATCAAAAGAAGATGCCATCATGGTCTTCGGGGGCACGGTATTTGAGATTGCCAGTCGGGCGGTAAGGGGGATGATATCCGCTCCGGAAGGATTCAAGATATGCGCGACAGACTACTCGTCAATAGAAAGCCGTGTTCTCGGATGGCTTGCAGGCGACGACCGTATAATCGACATGTACGAAAAAGGCACCGACATATACAAGAAAAATGCAGAAAGCATATTTTCGAAAGAGTACTCCGAGATATCAAAGTTTGAAAGACAGATTGGAAAGGTCGCCGAGCTCGCGCTGGGTTATCAAGGGTATACGGGTGCGTTTGCACAGATGGCTTCATCATACGGCGTAAAGCTGACTTCAGGAAAAGATGGTGAAATGTTTCTTGAGAACGGAAAGTCTGTAAAGGACGTCGTCGTAGCCTGGAGAAACTCAAGACCTCTGGTCACTCGACTATGGGCCCAGTACGAGAGGGGAGCCTTGAGGGCCGTCAGGGAAACCGTGACCGTGTCAGTCGGTAAAATCGATTTCAAAAAAGAGATATTGGGAAACCACCACTGCCTGACAATCAGGCTTCCATCGGGAAGGAAGCTCTTTTACCCAAGGATCGGCATAACAAGCAAAGAGCACTTTGGCAAAATAAAATCCACTTTGTGCTATTTCAAGTATGAGCAAGGCAAATTTGCTGAAACGCTGACATACGGGGGACAGCTCGTCGAAAACGTGGTTCAGGCGATTGCAAGGGACTTGATGGCTGAAGCCATGCTGAAAGCGTGGAAAGAACACCGCATGATCCCCTCGCTCACGGTTCATGATGAGGTAGTCGGACTTTTCAAAGACGAGAAGCAGGTGCGAAAGCTGGAGGAGTGCATGGAAACGCTTCCGGAATGGGGAGGCTATTGCGGCCTTAAAATTCCGCTCAAAGTCGAAACTTCTTTGAGTCGCGCCTACGGGAAATAGGTGTTAGAATGAAAAGCACAGACTTTGATTCGTACGTAAAAAGGAGCATTGTCATGGACGAGAAGCTCAGCGAAAGAGATTTGCTTATTCAGCTCCATGGTCGATTTTCTGCGCTTGAAGCAAAGGCGGACATGGCGTTTGAAAATTCGGAAAAGAGGTTCAAGGTTCTCGAAGCCAGTTCGGAAAAGCACGACAGAGTGCTCAACCGCGTTCAGGGGGCCGGGATCGCCCTTGGTTCTGTCGTAGGCTTTATCGGCTGGGCTGTGACCACCCTGAAACTTCCTGAATGGGGTTCGAAATGAAGCTTTCCAAAAACTTCACCCTGGCTGAGCTGACATATTCGGCAACAGCGGTTGTTAGAAAAATAGACAACGAGCCCTCAAGCCGTCAGATTGAAAATCTAAAAATACTTTGCCGGGAAATACTCCAAAAGTGCAGAGACAATTTTGGCGCACCGGCGTTTGTCACATCCGGGTATCGATGCCCTGAGCTTAACAGCATCATCGGCGGTGCAAAATACAGCCACCATCAATGCCTCGACGGTTTTGCGGCCGCGGATTTAATGATAGACGGTGTTTCCGCCCAGGATTTGTACAACCACATAAAAAATTCGGACTATCCTTTTGAACAGGTTATAAACGAATATGACGCGTGGGTCCATGTCTCGATCAGAGTTCCTAGACGGCAGGCCATGGTAAAGAAAGCATAGGGGGTAGGATATCATGGAGGGCCAAATGCCTTTTTTCATTTATGCAGGCAGCGTTTCCGCAATCATCTTTGCCGTAGCATGCGGATGGGTTGTCGCTGTTTACCCCGAAACGTTGAAACGGCTTTCAGATCCGAAAGTCTCATTGGCGGAAGCTGATTCAAGACTGCGCGAGCTGTTGGTGCCCGTGCGAATCGCATGTTTCCAAATCCTCTTTGTCACATTTCTGCAATGGTCCAGCTGCCTCTGGCGCTCTTGGGAGCTCCTGACAAACAATCCTAGAGCGATAGATATTCTAGGTTGTGTTTTTTTAACTGCGTGCGCTGTGCTTTTATCGTTTGCAGTATTGTCGGTTCTTCGCCCAATCGAAAATCTGGCCCATATGACTTCCGAGACAAAAAAAGCCATGATCCGCAAAGAGCGTAGATTTTCTTGCGCTCAAAAAGAAGATGTTTAGCATCGTCACTCCCAGAACCTCGGAATGACCGGATCCGAATTGTACGCGTTAGGAAGCACCACTTCTAGTTCGGCTGTCTTGCTGTCACCTTCAATAACAAAGTCAACGGATCGTATGAGAAAAGATGTCGGGCTGTTTATCAAAGTGCTGGGCGCTTTTACCGTCACGACTTCTCCTGCTTTCCAGCGTACGCCCCTGTATGGAACCACCCAGCCGGGGACCGTGATCTTGAATTTCAAGGCGTCCCTCAAAGCCTTGGTCAGCTCCCACTTTACGGCTTCCGAGATATCGGAGCTTATGGCGTTTTTGAGTTCAAACACCCGATAGCTGTTTTCATTTAAAAGCAAAAGGTTCTCAGTCGCTTGGTTGTTCGGGGCTCCGGGGGACTGTCCGTACCCTGTCTGGGTTCGTAAGAGTTTCGACGAGTCATACGATGCAGAAGACATGCTGAATTGGTTCTTGCCCTCTTCGAAGAAAAATACCGGGACGGGGGCCTTGAACCTTTTCATTGCGAGCTTTCCCTGTCCGGTGCTTGAGAGGAGAACGCCCTTTTCTTTTGCAAGACCTGAAACAAAGTCCCACGCTGTTTCGGTCTCTTTTGCCGTGACTCTCAGAAAAGGCGAACTGGTTCCATCGATGACTTCAAGCTGAAGCGAAAAAAGCGGAAGCAGCCAAGTCTCAAGAATGCTTTCAAGAGATATGTCCGTCCGCTCCAAAGGATAGCTGGTAATCGGGATATTGCTTTTTTGGAGTATGTAGGTCTTGCTTCGGCCTTCGATTTCCATTGACCTTCGCCCTGTCTGGTTCAGGGGCCTCATGACCTCGATGATTCCAGTGCATGCGGCTTCACCTCCGAGAAAAATGTTGAGCGAAGGATTTGAATAGGGAACGTAAAGCCCCTTGTCTCTTTCCGGGTCAAAAGGAAGCACCATCGAAAACCTGCTCGCGCATGTGTCATAGGTTTCCGTGAACTTGAAGTTTGAGGGGACGTTGATCTTCGCGCCGTTCAAAAAGACATCAAGACTGTCCGGTTCTGAAGATCCAATGGAACCCAGTTCGCCATCTCCCAGAGGTATGGTGAGCACATCCCCGGCTTGAAGCTTTGGCGTCCCTTCCGACGAAAGCGCTCTTGTCGCCAAAAAAGGATTCGCATTCTGTATCAGAAGATAATTGTCGGGGGTGCCGTAAAATCTTCTTGCGACATCTCTTTTAAGAAGCTCGCCCTGTTTTACCGTGTATGACTTCACTTCAATTTATCCTGATGAAGGTGTTGACGATTATGGTGTCTGGTCTTGTTTCCGTCGACGCGGTTGACGTTGCCCCTGTGACGGCTGTTGATCCAGATCCCCCCGGCGAGTTGTCCACGCCCGCGGTGTAAACGGCAGAAGGCGCACCGGAAGGAATTGAAGGAGAAATGTCGGTGCCGCTTGTCACACCTGTCTTGGCCAGTGTAAGAGCAGCAGGCGATCCGCCGGTGAAAGACACGGTGCTTGGGCTTTTGGTTTGCATGGCATACACAACGGCATCTGAACCACTTGAGGCCAAATAAAGTTGCTGATGAATATGACTCATTACATGATTGTGGGTTCCGATGCTGTGAGGCTGAAAGCCCCTTATCAGATTATCAGGTGTAGACGCCATCCTCTGAAACCTGCTTTGGGCGTTTGGGATCGATGTCTGTCCCGTCACGGTATGGTATCGTGAACCCGTCACACTTCGCCCATCGCATATGACCCACTTTGTTGCATCGTACCCGGGCTGGGCATTGAACTGCGTTTCAGTCAAAAAGCTGTTCATCAGAGATCCCACTGGCATGACATTCGCGATGAGCGCTTCAAAAAACTGGCTCGTTGTCTGGTTGTCGGCTCCGCCAGACCACGTTATGTTCGCATTGTCCATCATCTTCGCAAAACACGTCCACATGTCGTTGACTGGGATTTCCCGCAACAACGTTCCATCATTCGCTCCGGGCGCGCTTTCATCGACAAGCTTTCCGTTTGGATAGTTTGCAACAGCTGGGCTGTCGGCGTAGTCTGAAAGTTTCTTTGCCATGTCAATTTTCCTTTCAAGGCACTGTATAGACCATGGTTGGCGCTTTTACCGTATCCGTTCGGCTGACAGCGCCTGAATCGTTGTAATATTCGACAAGAAGCTGCCCGTCAGATTTTACAGAGATTCCGCAGCTTCCGGAAGCATCCCGGTAAAACTCGTTCCATGCATCATCAGTAGTGTTGCTCGTTGGCCTGAAATCAGCCGGAACAAGCCCGGCCAGCGAACTGACAGACCCAGCCGAACCGTGCGTAAGCTTGCTTTCTCCGCTTAGGATGACGGCCTTGTCAATTCGAACAAGTTTCAAGACTCCGCCGGTGAAAGACCCGCTGTTCGGATCCGCCGCAAGATCGACTGAAACCTGATTCTGATAGCTCAAAAGACCGGGGTTTGAATCATCGGCGTTTTTAATGCTCGCCTGAACATCCCCTGATTCCATGTTTGCGTCAATTGTGAACACAGTTGGTTCAGCGTCAAGTTCAACATCTCCTGAAATCGTCGTCCATGTCGTCGAAGCGGCGCTCGTTGCCCTTTCAACAGATATCGTGCTCGCACCCGGATTGGCGTATGCCTTGGTTCCTTCGGAATTCGCATCCATTGCGCCGGAAACCGCCTGCCGGTGGTTCGTGCCTGATCGAAAAACAAGATCAGAGAAAGTGAACGTGACAGCTGAAACAGAAGCTGAAGCGAAAGCGGTCGAGATATTGAACCTCATATGCCAGTTGCCGTCGCTGTCGGCGTAGAAAACGGCTTCAGCCCTCTCTACAGTTCCGCCTTGCGAATCGCTGACGCTTGAACTGATGTCCAGCCATTTTGTTGTTTTTCCTATTCTGTTCAAATCGACCAGATTCGATCCGGTTCTTTTCCCTACAAGAAGTGTCATTGAAAAACTCCATTTTTATTTTGCGAACTGGAGGGTCGGAGGTGATCCCGTATTTGGAAATGCAGTTAGCACCCCGCTCCAGTTATAATACTGAACTCCGAAAGTTCCCCCAACTGTGACATAGCACCGTCTTACTCCATTTGAATCGACCAGATAGGTATTGAAGGTCTGGCTATTCGGCCTGTAGTCAGATGGAATGAGATCTCCAGAGGAAACCTTGCTTGAACCGCTTGTATGTCCCGGGGTTCCGTCTGCAGTAATAGACACGCCTTGGTGCGTTCTTGTCAGAATCAAAGTCCTGTTGCTTCCGGCATCGTCGAAACCGTTGTCCAGCTCAACCGTTTCTGACTTGTTGTACTTAAGCGGATCCTGTCCGGAAGCTTCGCTTACCTGAACACCTTCCTTGCTTACAAAAACACCGGTTGTCGGATTGATGTATGATCTTTCAGTAGGATCGCCTGATGCGTTTCCGGCATAAAATTCGAGCCTGCCGTCTTTTGAAGCTTTGACTCCGCATGCCTCTTCGCTGTCATTCAGTCGGTCAACCGCACCTGATTCGTTTAGAAAACTGTTTGAACCGTGATAGATGTCTGTTCCAGAAGAATCTTCAAAAGTGGAAGACCCTGCATCAGCGTCACTCCCCGACTGGTTCTCGTATCTGATCTTTGGGCCTGCATTGGACGCTTCAGCCGACATCGTTATCGACTTGACCTCTAGATCAAGTTCAAGAGCGCCTTTGAACGTTGTTGACGGATCATCAATGGTGTAATAGCTGTTGTCTCCATCCCAGTTCAGCTGCATCCATGAGTTTGGGAGAACCAGTTTGGCGGAAGTATCTGTCAGGCCGTCATAGTATATCTGATCCGATCCGCTTCTGTTTACGGTCAAGGCATAGCCGTTGTCCTGATTTCCAAGAACGGATACTCTTGTCTTCTTGTTTGTCCCGCCCTCTTCGATTGAAGCCGAGACATCGCTTGAAGCGCCTGAGAGGTCAAACAGGTAATGCTTTCCTGAAGCCAGCGTTCCAGAAAAAGTGTGATCCGCCGGTACGAGAGTGAATCCTCCGCCGGACGCTCCCCCGGCCAGCCTGAATTTTGAAACTGTCGAATCGTAAATGAAGGTGACTACGGCATCGGGCGCGATTGTAATGTCGCCCCCTGTCCCGGTGAGAACCCTGTTTGCCGCAGTCCCCTGATCGTTTATCAAATTAAGGCTGTTTCCCGTGACATTTGCGAGTACGACGACCTTGTGGTTTGTCGGGACTATCCCTTCGATTCCAGTCAGCGAAGCGTTTGTCAGCCTAGTGACTGTCGCCGCAGGAGTCACGGTCGCTATGGATCCCGTCGCGGTCGGATTGTCGGCTTCCTTGTAGGTCATCTTGTCGAAAGTCTTGTTTTCGCTGGGCTGTGCATCAATGGTTCCCATGACGTTTCCCGATACCCCGTGCACCGACGAGCTTGCAGAGACATGCCCGGATACTGCGGACTCGTTGCTTCCTACATCTCCCTGAGTAGTCTGGAGTTCGCTTTTCAGCTGATTGAAGCTGTGGGCCACGACATAGGAATTCACCGTGTCGCCTGCGGTATGGCTTGAAGCGATCGTGCCGTCAATGCCCCTTACGCATCCGTTCAGGATGTTTCCGCTCTTTGTCGCGAACTTTATGATTTCAGCGTTGATGCTTATGATCCCTCCTGTCGCGGTAAGCGCAAGAGCATTCACGAGCTCAATCGAAGTATCGACATTGCTGATAGAATTCACAAGCGTGGTTGATCCGAAATTGTTCACTACATTTGGAAGGTCCAGGTCGCTTGATGTATGGGCCATGTTTTTCTCCTATGCTATAACCACGCCTTCGGGGTTGTCTGCATCAAACCTCTGTTTTTCATTTTCATCGAATTCTATTATAAATTCAACGGGGGCCAAACTATCGGATGCATAGTCGATGCCGTCAACCGAAAGCGTAGCCGTATCAATACCATTGTTTCTCAGATAGAATATGTGCTCGATATAAGAACCTTGGTTTACTTTTTCATAGTCTGCCGTTCCCGACCCAAGATTCAAAATCTCGATGGTTGACAAGGTTCCGGGATCGCCCGGCGAGGCCGTGTTGCCGTCAAAAGTATTGGCGTCGGGAACAGGATTTGAAGCCCCAACGAGTCTTTTGTATGTTGCGGTTGCGTTCGCGACAAGAGCGTAGTCATCGGCTGGGGCCCCCCAGTTCGCGTCAATTGCGTCCATGATGAAAGTGATCGTCGAAGTGTCGCTTCCGCCATCGTACGTCCAGTATATGCGCCTTGTTTCCGAAAGGCCAGGCGGTGGGAAAACATAAAATGAAAAGAAGTTTGCACGAAGTATGCACCACATGTGAGTTGGTTTCGTGGCGTATATCAAATCAAAAACGACTTCCCTGTATTTGTTGTCGATTTGAAGAACAGCTCCAGCCTCGCCTTCGATCACGTAAAACATGCCCCAAAAATCTTGATCTGAAGGGATCTGCCCCGCTGAATCTATCGGATCTTCGGCGTAGTCGAAAGAACCGCCGTTTATTATCAGGTAACTGTCCGGCGTTGAAATGGGAAAGCCGTCACCATATCTCGGCCTTCCGTACATGGCCAGAAGGTTGCCATAATATGCCTGCCCGTCAAAAAGGAAATAGCTCACGGGGTTTTCGCCGGGGGCAAGAGGTCTTGCGACAATATCGATTTTCGAAAGCGCAAAAATGAACTCCATGTTTTCAGCCTGCATGGAGCCGAGTGTTATAAGCGCCCAGCGTCCTTCAAGTCTGGCCCTTTGATCGTCTTCGGTAAGAGCTGGCGAATCGGGAAGAACAAACTCCGACTCCCACTCCTCAATGAACTTCGTCTTGCTTGGAAATATGGCATTGCCAAGATCTTCAGCCAGAAGCTTTTGCCTTTCAAACTCTCTTGAAATGCCGTCAAGCAGATTTCCGAGAGTTCCGACCTGTTTTCCTTCCCATGCGGAACCTTCCGGCAAAAGCCTTTTCAGCGTTTTTGAAACAATGGTCATGGATTTTCACCAAGAGTTAGTGTTGAAAAAGTCCCAGCGCTTTTTTCAGGTTCCATCTTCCATCCGTCAGGCGGTATGAGCTTCACAACAGATTCCTTTTTTTCAAGAGATTCGGTTCTCTCGCTGGTTTCAGCTCTTTGGGTGTTCGGAGTGGTATATGCTGGAACCAATCCCCCACCTCCAAGCACTCTGTTTTCGTCTTGTGCGGTTTCCTGCGTTCGGTCGCGAAAAGCGAAAAAGCCGAGAGTCGATTTTGCTATTGACGCGACCTTTTCGTCAAAAGTCCTGAAAGCTTCTATCGCTGTATTGATTACATCGGATATGGCTGATCCGAAATTTGTGAAGACCCTTATGGTAGTATCGACAGTGTTTCTTAAAAAGTCCGCAGTTTCTGCTATGGAGTTCTCAGCTTTGACCTGCAGAGTAGCCAAGCCCTGCAAGGCTATGTCAAAACCCCTTGACGCTTCAGAACCAAGGTATCTCAACGCACCTACTGTCGCCGTAAGATTGACTCTGAATCCGCTGAAATCATTGTTCAGGGTATTCAATAGAGCCTGAACGCTTTCAATTCCGGATTCAATCTGCGGACCGAATGCGTCAAAAAACTTGAAGCCAAGCTCGATCGCTGAGGATTTCAGTTTTGCGAGCCTCGCTTCAAGGCTTGTGCGCATTGATTCGGCAAGAGCATTCGATGCACTCTTGCTTTCTATCAGGGAATCCCTGTACTGGCGAAGCTGGAGGGTTCCAGCCTTCAAAGCGACATTTACGCTGTTCACGGTTCTCGCGCCGAACACGGTTGAAAGGGCCGCCGTTCTTTGGGCGCTCCCCATCCCCTTGAGACCTTTTTCGAAGTCGGCGAGTATGTCTAGGACGTCTCTGAAGTTGCCTTCAGAATCCTGAGTCCTTACGCCAAGATTTCGAATCACGTCACCAGCTTCTTTTGTCGGCTTTGAAAGCCTGAGCATCATGTTCCTAAGAGCCGTTCCGGCTTCAGCGCCTTTCAAACCTGAATTTGCAAGCTCGCCTGCGATTGCTGAAAAACTCTCAATCGACTGACCGCTTGTCGTAAAAGATGGAGCTCCTTTTTTCACAGCTTCAAAAAGATCCTCCATGTTTGTATTTGCCGTGGTTGTCGTTTTTGCCATTACATCCATGACACGCGAAAGATTGGCCCCGAGAACGGCTGAATCCTTCGACATGAGCCCGAAAGCGCCGAGCGAATCGCTGGCGATGTCTGTTGCTCTTGCAAGATCGCTTTGGGTTGCAGTCGCGAGATTGACGACTCCAGGAAGGAGCGCAATCGATTGTTTTGCGTTGAAACCTGCAAGCGAAAGAAAGTCAAGGCCCTGAGCCGCCTGAGTCGCAGAGAACTCGGTTGCGGCTCCAATGCCTCTTGTCACTTTTGTCAATTCCTTAGCGCCTTCGGTGCCTTTTGCAAAAGCAGGACCGAACTTTGCACCCGCTGAAATTATCGCTTTGTCGAAGCTTACAAACTCCCGTCCTGCAGCCGCAATTCCGGCGGTAAGGCTTGTGATCCCGCGCGTGACGAGATTGGCCCCGAGAACTCCTTTGAAGATCGAACCGGTGTTTATGGAAACCCTTTTGGCGGATTGTTCAAAACGCTTAAGCCTGCCTCTGTTTGCATCAAGCGTTTTCCCGACCTCGTTCTTTCCAACCATAAAATTGGAATAGAGATTCAAACCCTTAGGCATGCCTTACCTCCGCCTTTTTCATGGCAACCCTTTCAGCCTTGGCAAGCAACATCGCATCATGATGGTCAATCCTCAAGTCGCCAATGGTCTTCGTCGCATAGTATGATGACGGGTATCCTTGAAATCTCGCGCATACTTCCGCCACCATCCGCCTCACACGGTTAAAAAAAACACGGTGCCGATTTGAAAAATGGCAATCTGGTCTTTAATTGAGATGCCGCTCTCGACCATTTCCTGCGGAATTCCAAGAAAGATTCCGACGCATTTCACCATTGTTTCTTCGGAAGCCCGCCCCTCCCCGTCTTCGTTGAAATCGCTTAGGCTGACTCCGTTGTCTTTGAACGCTCTGGAATCAGGTGCGAGAAGCCCGACCTTCCTGGTCATGCCAGACCCCATTTCAATCGGTTTTGAAAGCTCGTAGCATATGCTGTTTTTTTCAACAAAAAGCTTTCCAAACATGATCTTGTTTATGAAAGGTCTGGCAGCGTCTTCACTGAACTCGGCTATCTCGGCCAACTCCATGATCCGCTCAAACTCCTTGACGGCGTTTTCACGACTCAGCTTGGTCTTTGAAATGCGAAGGACACCGTTGCTCTTTTTGATTTCTTCTGTCATACCTTGACAAACTCCCCGGTCGAATTCGCCGCATAAAGATCAAACGTGAATTTTCCGTCAGTGCTTGCGAAAGGTCCGTCTTCGCTTATGACAGCCTTGGACGATCCACTCCATTTGGAGCCGTCGGCAAACGAAAAAACACAAGGCGTCGGTGTTTCCACGGTTCCCTTCACCATGTCAACGAGGTCTTCAAGCTCATCGTTTTCGGCGGCTCGTGTGGTAATGCCCGTCAGCTTGCCTGTTGTGTTCTTGACTTTGGCAGTTCCACCCAAATTGTCGTCCATGTATTCGCTGTTGTGAAGTCCGCCGGGCCAGAAAGTGACTTCGATATCGGCGGGAAACCTCCATGCCCTGTTCGCGATCTTCAAGCTTCTCAGCATTCCTACTGCCATTGCTTACCCTCCGATTACTATTGTTACTAGATCGTTTGAAATTGCTATGTTTCTATCTGCCAAAACCAAGTCGTCTCTTATTCTGGCGTTTCCGGAAAGAACAACCGGCACGGCCCGATCAATCCTGTCAGGGTTTTGATCGTTGATTTCCACGACGAGATTCTGTTTTGTAAACTTCGAATTGAAGATCAGACCTCTGGACTCCCATTGATCCGCAAGAGATACAACCCGTGCGCCTTCGATGTCAGTGTCAGTCGCTTTCGCTTGGTTTGTAGCGGCTTCAGCGCTTTGAACGATGACTTGGCCTTGGCGGTCTGGGGACGCCTTGTCGTTTTTCAGATCATAGGCGACATTCCATACCTTGCGCTTGTTGACTTCAAGTTTCATTGCCGCATTCACGAGACTCGCGGGATTGTAGAAACTTGTAATGTCGCCAAGCACGATTCCGGATGGAACCGTCTTCACAAGACTGAGGCCGGATTTGACTGCGGTATCCCGGCTTCCGTATGAATCCTTTCCGCTTGTCCAATCATTTGCAGGATCCTTCGGTCCGAAAAATCCGAGAAGGCTCAAACCTTCGTAGTGGCTTGCCGCATTGCTGTTGGCCCTTTGGGCTACGATAGCGCATACGGCTGAAGCTATTTCAAAAGGAAGCTCAGGATAGTCTGGAGCCTGAACCCAGTCATTGGCGGCGTCAGTCGTTCTCGCAAGACCAACTGCAACAGCGTTGTTGAAACCTGTCGAACCGGGCTCGACACCTGCGGTCCAAGCGGTCGCAGGACGGTAGTCGAGGCCATTGTAAAGACCAGTAGGCGTATCGTTTGGAGTTCCGATATTTGTGAGGTTGACATCTTGAACAGCAGTCGTTCCGGAAGGCGAAACAACGTCAGTAATCCAAAGAGTACTGTTCATTATGGCATCCCAAGCATCTTGAAGGACAGTCGATTCATCCCCGGCTCCGCCTGTCATGGCTGTTATCGCTACAGCGGATCCCGCAGGATTCGATTCGCCTACGGCGAGATTGACTGAAAGATCAATGCCATCTGTCGCAAGACCTTCCCACTTTGCTGTCAAGGCCACGCTTCCTGCGGTATTCACGCCTGTCACGACAGCATTGGCGTCAGCTGCCAAAGCGGATACAAGCGCATCTCCGAGAGTTGTCGCAGTGCTTGAAGTAGTAACTGAAAGCGCGTATCTGTCGCCAGCGACATAAACGGCAATCGTACCCGACTCGGTTGGAACCGAACCGGTGAAATCAACAACGCCGGCCGCGGCGGCAGCTCCTGCCGGATCGGCTATCGGAAGTGCGTAAACTGGAATCGCGCCTTCATGGACGGCCCACTGCCTTATGGCTGCTCTGTGAATCGGCGAACCATAGCCGAATCTATTGCCTGCATCGTCTGGACTTGTCAAAAGTGAAAGCTCATTTTCAGTTACACCGACTGTAGCGGTATACTGAAGCATCAAAACAACTTTTGAAGGAAGGGCCTGGGAAACGGCACCGAAGGAAGTCGAGCGCGTTTCGGTGCTATTGGCTGAAGCCCTTGCTGTTACAGCGATAGTCATGGTTGCTCCTTTTAAGTGACTTCGTTTGTAGTTATCTCATCAACGATCAGGTCAAGATCGATTCCGTCATAGCCGGTGTTTCTTTCTTGAACCGATACGCTCATAGTCATTCTGAAAACAATGGCGGCTCTTTTTGATTCAGGTCGTTCCAGAATGCCGCCTTTTTCGCATGTCTTGAAAAAAAACTTCTCTATTAAAAAGCCAAGATCATCCTCAAGGGCCATCTTGACAGTTTGGTTCATCAGAATCGTGTACACAGTCGAGGAAAGAACCTCCATGACCCTGTGCGTTCTTTCTATAGAAGACGTGAAAGCCCCGGCATTGTCAAGCGCCTTGGTTGCCACGTAAATGTCGAAATTGTAAAAAGGACCGTGTTGCTGCGGATCAAACTGAGAAGCCTGACTGTCTTCGAAATTTGTTCGATCGAGATACACGTATATGGTCTGATCGGTTCCACTGTCTAGAAAGTAATGACCTCGTTCACCGGGTTCAAACTCACTGACCACAGCGGATGAGCCAAGTGTTTGAAGCTCAGTTCTCAGATAGTCGGCAAGCCATGTTTGAATTTTGAATGCGTTCTCCATCAGATTGCCTCCAATTCGTCCAAAAAGAAAGTGACGAATCCAAGGTGCTTGTCTATAAAGCCATCATTTTGAAGAACGTAAGTATCAGCCAACTGAGTGTCCGGCTGAGGCGACATTGTCACCTTCCACTGAGCGACTGGAAAATCCAATTGGTCTTTAAGAGTTGAAAGCCTTACAGAACAGTTGGCCCTTCCGCTCATCTGTTCTTCTCCCGGAAAGGCATCAGCATCCCTTCCGATTACATTCGACTGGCCGTTCACAGTAAATGATATCAGGCCATCAGGGCTTTCAAAAGTTATAGGAACACCGAAGTAGTCAGTGCTTTCAAGGCTTGTGGCCAAAAACTCCTCATGGGCTTTTAGAAGACTCATCTGCTATCGGCCTTTCAACACCTCGTTTCGCCGGAATTGACGAAACGAGGCTTGGATGGAGAACTAAATGTCATCTAAATCAACTTCCAGAACTTCATCTAATTTGGCGTTCTTTTCCGAATCGCCTTTTTTAGACTTCCCTTTCTTGGACTTCTTATTCTTCTTTGGCTTTTCAACCTCTTCGGATGACTCAACCTCTTCGGATGACTCAACCTCTTCGGATGACTCAACCTCTTCGGATGACTCAACTCTTACCAGCAATCCAGAATCGACAAAATACTCAACACGGCCAAGATACATGGAAAGATCATCGCCTTTGAGTTCCTGGCCATGCCCTATGAGTTCCCGCCGACCCTTAAGGTTGCCCTTCGTGTGAAACTTCTTTCCGCGAAAAACGCATTTGTTCACTATGTATTTTGCCATTACGCAGTCGCTCCTGTCAGTCTGAACACGCCGTCAACCTGAGTCGGTGCGTAAATGGGAGCTGTTTGCGACAAGATCTTGTATCCGCTCGTGCCATCTTTTTCTGCGCCAAGAGAAAACATCCTTGAATCAACAAGGCCAACATTGCTGAATCTGCCAAAAAGATTCGCGGTGTTTATGTTTTGGTTAGAAATGCCCAAAACTTCTCTATAAACCATGGCGTCCATTGCGTCATCTGTCATCTCGCCTGGACCGAAATAACGGTCTTGCCGAACGTTGATGTTTGTAAATAGAACTTCGCTTACAGGCATGTACGGAACGGCTGTTCCAGAAGAGTTGATGTAAAAGTCTGTGTAGGTGACGATGTATATCGTGTCTGTTCCAGCCTTGACCCAGCCATGGTACTGAGCGCCAGCGGCAAGAAGAGGCTGAAGCCATGAAGGAGCCGGCCCGATCATGGATGCTTCACCCATGGAATGGAAAGCGAGTCTTCGATTGTCAGCTAAGGTCTGAATGGTCGAGTTGTTGATGAAAGCATTGAAAGCGTCTTCACCGAAAATTCCAAGGTGACCGTAAACATGTTTGTCTCTCAGCGCCTGCATTGCAGGGATGACGTCATTTCCGATGATGTCATAAGCCGCGCCTGTCCAAACGCCTGTCGCCGCCGCTGTCAATGACGCCGCCCTTCCAAAATCCAACGTATCGCCTTTGGTGTTCACTGTCAGCGTGCCGGTTCTGAAGGACTCAGCCGCCATTGTTTCCTGCTTTCGAAGGATCCTTCCGATGTGACCGGCATGCTCCCTCGAGGCAAGAACTCTGGCTCTTTGCTGTTTTGTCAATGACGAATATGGATTTTCTCCTGCCAATCGTTCTATAAACTGGCTGGCTCTTACAAAGCCATACTCTTCAATAAGCGGGTACGCCATTGCTTGAGAAGTATACTTGTGAACCTGTCCGGCTGCCTCATTTTGTCCTTTGGCTCCAGCATTGGTGCCCCGGATCTTGAACTTCGCAATGTCTTTGTCACCCCTGATAATATCGACATCGACAGTATTCTTGTCAGGAGAAAAAAGCGTATATGAATTTGGCCCGTTGAAAAGAGCCTGAAACATATTCCCGTTCATTATCTGACTGTGCTCGTCATAAACGGGGGCCATGGATCTTGTGTAAATGCTTGGTGCTGTTAAAGCCATGGGAGACTCCTTTTAAGTTTGCTGATTGTCAATTGAGTAGGTCTTGGCCAAACGAATTCCAACAAGTCGGAGCGCATCGCGTGTCGTAAGGGTCGGCCCGTAAACAGCGGTAGTGGTTTCCGGTGTTGTGTTGAAAGTAAGCTTGTCCTCATCAAACAAGCCTTTTTCCCATACAGTCACATTGCTGACTGCACCTCCAGAAGCGTCAACAGCTTCAGCCAAAATGCCCAAAGGCGCATTAGCCGCTGGGTTGTACTTTATGATCGCCTTTGGAGCTGTCCAGCTGACAACTTCTCCCTTGACGAAAGTGCCCGCAGCAACTCCAAAATCGTCGCGTATCTCGGCATCTTTTAGATCGATAGGTTCAATATCGTTTTGTGTAGTTTGCAACAAGTTTGCCATTTCAAACTCCTTTTTTACATATATTTTTTCGTCATCGCCTGCATGTCTTCCACTGAATCAAACTTTGATTCTTCGTCTTCTGCTTTTGGCGTATCTTTCGCTTTTGGCGCAACATCATCTGGATTGTCGTTGGCCGCATCAGCGTTTTGTCTTTGAGCCTCAAAATGGCTCATGATTTCCGCTTGAACGGAAACATCGTTGAGGCTCTTGTCCTCTTTTAAAGCCTTCATATAAATAGACTTGCAGGAAGGAAGCTTGTCCATTGCTTCCACATAGGTCATAGCCCTTTCCTTTTCCGCCTTGCAGCCCTCAGATTTGCCAAGGTCAAGCACTTCAGAATAAAGCGCGGGATGCTCTTTTTTCAATTCCATCAAATTCATCGGTTTCAGCTCCTTTTCTGAATCTTTTTCAGCTTTGATATCATCGCTTTCGCCAGCAGACGTTTCGTCTTCGGCTCGGTATCCTTTCACAAGCCCGATGGATATGGCCTTGTCGGCGGCTACCACGGCACCTTTCAAAGAACGAATACTCTCAACTGATATCCCCAAGTTTAACACTCTGGACTCAAAAACACTATAGAGTTGATTGAGTTCAGAAATAATTACATTCTGGCCGTCATCTGTCGTCAAGTCGGGCCTTTTATTCGGGCTAGCCGTATTTGTAAGAGTCACGACCTCGATTCCGTATTTTGCATAGTAGCCCTTGAAGTCAACCGCAGTCACGACTACCCCGATAGAACCTGTCATTGAAGTCGGGTTTTTGGCGATCAGCTTTGTCGCGCCTGAAGCGAGCCACAAAGCCGCCGATGCGACAAGGCCGTAATTGACGGCAATGACAGTTCGCTCTTTTGCCGCATCCCTTATCACTTCGAATGTGTCGTCAAGTCCGGTCAAGGATCCGCCGGGCGAATTTATATTGAGGTATATGTTGCCAGTCGTCTCTTGGATGGCCTTTTTGACGGCACGCCGTATGTTCAGATAGGAGGTTCCGCCATAACCAAACATAATGTCGAAAACGTCCGGACCATCTTCTGACAACGGCCCTGCTATCTTTACGGACGCCTCGCCCTGATCGGTTATCGAGTACATCTTGCCAAGCTGCTCGTCAAGGCTTCGAAGTTCGATGCTTTCAGCCCGTTCGCGATCAGCTGTTTCAAGCCTTTTTTCGTAGTCCGCCAAAAACTTCGGCTTTATGAGTAGGTAGTCTGTCAGCTGCATTTTTTCTCCTAGGGTATTGCTACAGTGGAAAGAACACCCGAATTGTCAACTGTTATCTTCCATTTTGTACCATTGGGGCTCGTAAGTAAACCCTCATCAAGAGTCTCAAGCGCCTTTTGCAGATCATCGTCCGCTGACGAAAGTATATTGTCGAAGTTTGTGGTGTCCGGCGCGATTGCTATCGCCGCATGCTGATTCGCCGTATTCCTTCCAGTAGTGCTGGAATGCTCGGTTGCTGCCGAAGCCGCAACAAAGGAAACAAGCCTGAAGTCAACATATGACTCGCCTGTTTCCGTCGGACGGGCGCGCGCTTTCGGAGTGTTTGCATAGTTTCCTGTTTGAAGTATCTGAGTGCCTATGGCCTTGAACTCTTTCCCGGGCAGGCCGGATGTATTTATCTGTGAAAGCTCGACTGTGGCACCTTCCTGCGCATCAAAAAGATTGTTGTACGAATTCTGGCCATGGGCAGACATGATAGGATGCCGAATATCATTTGTAGCAAACAGATGGACAAGAACGTAATCGTTGTTTGCGACTTCGGTCCATCCCCACACGCCACCAACAAGGGAATTGTACGGCAATCTCGACCCAGCATAACCCGCAGTGCCCCCATACACAAAATGAAAATTATCAGCTTCCTTTAGACGCCATAAATTGTCTGCGTCAAGACCGCTTCGATAAAGCGTCGGAATCTGCGCTATCGGCGAAAGGACCTGCGGATCTCCGTCTTCAATCTCAATCGGTATGTCTTCATCTATTATAAGGCCGTCTGCGACAGCCAGTTGAGCATCGGAGTCATCGTTCCCGGTCCCTGAAGTCGTAGGTATGACGAGGCCAAGGCCATCGATATACGCGGTGCCAATAGTTCGATGAAGATACCGATGGACGGTCCAAGGCATCACCCCATGTCTTTCGCGACCTTGGATAACAGACTCTTTATTGTCGGCATCCCAGTATACTAAAAAAGTAAAAGCGTAAAGAGAAAACAAATCCTCGTCGCTTATATCCCCGCCAAGAGCGGTCAAAAGATCGACCCCATCAAAGTAGATTACATGTATGCCCTCAATGTCAGGGATTACAACAGACCTCGCCGATCTTTCAACATACTTCTGACCTTGGACATAATACTCGAAATAGCTCATCGCCGGAGCGATGGTAAAAGTCCGGGTAGCATCGTCAAAGCCGATTACAGTCTGGGATCTATCGATATACCCAGTCGGATCGCGTGTGTCAATCTGGGCCTGCTTAAAGACATTGGGCGGCAGCAAGACATCGCTGGGGCCAAGACTGTTCTTTCCGTCCGTGGATATGCATAAAGCAAACTGGGTATCTGAAAGATCCAATGCGTCATTTCGAACGACAAAATACCCGACATGAAGCGATCTTCTTAGAATTGGGTTCAATTGAAAGTTTTCTATCTGAATGGCTTCAAGCGCTTCTGTGTGAGAAGCATATACTGCCGGGCCGTATTGAATGACATTGCTGTCTTCGGTTGAATAAATCCTTTGAATCGACCAAAATGTTGGAGGCACGTTAGCAAGGATCCCCGTTCCATCATCATATTTGCCAGGGGTCAGCAAGGTCGAAGGAGCCTCATAGTTCCAATCACCGGAACCGTCTTTATATGTCGTTAAAAAGGAAACAGGATCCTGAGCTACTATTGAGCTGTAATTCGGCGACTTCTTGTTGACTATCGCCTTGTATCCGGCTCCAAAATAAAAACCTGAAGTCAGAGAAAAAGTAAGTGAACCTGAATTCCCACAGGAAATAATCCCATTGTCTCTTACAGGCCCGGTTGTTTCAAAATAGTCTTGAAACGACTGGCCGAGGTCATTGGAAAGAGTGTTCGAAAAGTCAAGGATCTGCGTAATGGCGGCACCCTGATGTATGGCGACGCCCAATGCGATTTTGTCTCTCCGTTCCTCCGCAGTGAAGGGAAACGGCTGCTGTTTAAAATCGCCAAACCTGTCAATGTAGAAAAAAGTCGTAGGGTAGGTGCCGATCCCAACGACAGGAATGCCGGTCTGAGCGAGCCAAGCGACCTGCGCAACTACAGGCTGTTTTGGTTCCGTATAGCTGTCCACGACGTGGCCGCTTCCAGCTTGGAGATCGATTTTTGTCGGATCGGCATTTACCAAAATCGTTCCGCCGTCAACAAGGCTAGTATGAAGATGGCCTTTAAGCTTCGAGGCGATCAAATCGCTGATGGCTCCCCCACCTGTAAACGAGCATGGATCTTTATCTTTCTTGAGAGGCATGGAATCCCTCCAAAATCAAAGGCCGTCGTCGGTTATGAACTTGGCTCCCTCATAACCATAAACATACACGATTCGACCTTCCGTCTCACAGACAACCTCTGTTGCATTTGTAAGCTTCAGATCGGTCTCAAAATTTTCAGCGGTATTTACGCTTAAGGTCTTTTCCGAAGAAATCGCAGTTTCTTCATACAAAACAGATTTTACGGTCCCGACATTGATCCATGTCTGTGGATCCGCCTTTGTCGACCCCGGCTGGTTCACACTGTCTGTTATGTGGTATAATATTCTTGGCATTTGAAAAACTCCAAGTCTTTAATCTTCATTTTCAGGTTCTGATGATCCATCAACGCTTTCTTCATTTTCCGATAGCGAAGCATTCGCTTCAGCAAGGGCCTCATTTTCGATCCCCAATCTATCGACGTTGTTCGTAAAAGAAGAACCAGTTCTTCTCTGCGCTTCCCTCTCTCTTGTCGAAAAACCCTGTCCGACAAGTTCAGTGCTTGCCTTGGCCTCTTGAAGCGGATTCAGAGCTGGTATTGGTATTCGGCCCCATGAAGCGGACGACCATGCCGCCCTGGAATAGGGATCAGACCAGTTGCTGACTGAGACTTCTCCTTTACCAATTTCGCCTTGAAGCCAAGCCTCGTAAACAACTCGATTGAAATCAGCGGAAAACTCAGCCGCATGGACATCCATGTTTCGCCAAGCAAGCTCAAGCTCGCCTTTGCTTGCAGAATAGTTTTGGGAAAACTGCATTTTCCAAACAGAAGCGGGAAGCCCTACGGCAGGTCCGATCCACTGGAAAAGCTGATTTATGAATTCGGGAATGTTGAGGTTTGGGCGATCAGTTTTCAAGACAGAAAGCTTTTCACCGGCTTCAAGGTTCTGGAGGAAAACACCCCCTTTTGAAACATCAATCTTGTCGGAGCTCAAAGGATTTGTTCCGCATGACATCGCATTGGCCGTTGACTCGCTGCCAACGTCTTCGAGAACACTGCTGAGCTTTTCAAGATGATTGACCGGCTGTTCCCGTTCAATCGAACCAAGAATTGTCGCGTTGGCCGCCATGCTCCCCAGTTCGAAAATCTGCGCATCCGCAATCTTCTTGAGTTCGTTGAAAACTTTCGCCAAGATCGGAATGCCCCTGTATCGGCCAGGTTCCCTAGCGGTATAGCCGTGTATAATCATTTGACGCCCTGATCTTTGGCCAAAATAGGGGAAACGTTTTGAAGACGCGTTTCCATCGGCGTTTGAAACCTCAAGGTATACCGCAACCTCCATGCCCTTCGAATCGATTTCTATTCCATCGACGATGTCGCCGTTGGCCCTTCTCACCCTTTCGTAATCCGCCGGTTCAGCATCAGTTATCATGGTCGGCGGAATGGCTTGGATCGAAACCGGGTTCAATCGATTTTCATCAGTGCTGTAGCGAATGATGGAAAGGTGCTCGCCAAGGAGCATCTTTGTCCAAAACTCAGCTATCTGAAACTGCCGAAAATTGTTTCGGCCAGTGTAGTCGCACTCCTTTTGATCCTGCCATACACGAAACCTGTCTTCGACCTTGGCCGCCCATGTCTGGGCCTCATCCGAAGTTATGCCGAGAACGCTTTGAACAGGCGTGCTTTCAAGGGAAAGCCCGGTATTGATGGTCAAGTGAGTCATCTGTTCTATAAAAGAACTCGCATGGATAGAGTCCCAAAGTATTTCGTAAGCTTTAAGCTGAAGATCCTCTATCGTGTATCCGCGCAAGCTCAGATACTGGTTCAGTGACATGTACTGTTGGGGCCTTGGAGTCTGGCGCTTTGGAGCCGCCGAAGCCTCTTCGCTTGAGCTGGGTGAAGGCTTTCTCCCAAACCCGAAATAATCAAAAATACCCATTAAGTGCAACGCTCCGCATTTAAGACGACTACATTGTTCCTGCCATAACACCGATTGAGAAGATCAAGATAGTAAGCCCTCTGTCTTCTCAGCTCGCTGGGCATGATGGCAAAAGACTGGCTCCCCTGATTCGTGTCCAATTTGGATGATTGAATCGCTTTTTCAAGCTGCGCATCCAAAGCTTTTATCTTTTCGATAAGCTCCGCTTCGGTATAAAGACAAGTCATTGGCTACCCTTCCTGATTGCCTTCCAGGCTATGGCCTCGTCAACCTCTTCAAGCTCAAGAGCGTCACAAACCATTTTGAACAAAAAGTCCTTTGCGCAAAACGCATATACGCGACAGTCAAGCGCATGGTTGTGTTCTCTTATTTTCACCCATTGGTATTTTACCACTCTTCCTGCTGATAAAACAGGCTGTTTTGCTTCAGAGTTCAAAGACCTGAAATATTTTATGTCATAATTCACTGGAAAGAAAGGATACCCGAATGGAAACTCACCGTCAACAGAGTGGGAAAGCTTGAACAGGTGCATGAGCTTCTGCTTGTAGGAATCCGTTGCAACACCAATGAACCTCTTGCCAAGCTCTTTCTTGCTGATTCGCTCTTTGAAGTAAGAACGGCCTTTGTCGATAATCCCCTCCCCCATGCAAGGTATTATCTTTCGCGATCTTGCACAAAAAGTAAGCACATTGCTTGTTGAGTATCCAGCATCGATGAAGACCATTTTTATCTTGTATTTTTTGTGATTGTTCTCGATAAATTTTCTGAGTTTGAAAAAAGCTCCGGAAAACGGATCGAGGGTAGAGCCTTCGAAAGTCAAATAATTCACAGACCAACTATGGCTGTTGTCCCCGCCGAAGCCAACAATCTCGGCCTGAATGTTGTCGGCATGGACATCGCAGCCCATGGTAGTGAACTCGACCGGGTCGGGCATTTCGCCGGAAACATATTCCATCCGCTTGGCCAAAACGTCTTCATCGTCTACATACTCTGATCCTTCGACCCAAGGTTCGCCAAGGCGAAGGTTGATAAAAGTCTTGAGCTTGTCATTGTCTCCTTTTGCCTTTTCCCATTCTACTGCGAGCTTCTCCCAGGTCACCATGCCGGGGGGTGCGTAAAGTGCGTTTATCGAATAGCTTCGATACCACTCAGGCGCTTTTGGATTTTCCGGTATCCACTCTATATTTTCCAAAGTCAGAAATATCTCTTTGTGATAGTTTTTCATTTTTCCATGGCAATGGCGGCACTCATAGTACACGCTGTCCTCAACCACTTGGCCGTCAACAACTTCGTACCTGAGATTGTGCTCAAGTTCCTCATTTCGCCATTGCAGCTTTTGGCGCGCCCCGCAAAAAGGACACGGTATGTGGCAGTACCGCTGATCCCCTTCAAGGAAAGCCGCATATATTTTTGAAGTCTGCTTTACAAGAGGGGTCGAGAACATGAATACTTTCTTTCGTCCTTCATACGCCGATGTTCTGGCTTCAGCTATCGACTTGGGATCACCCTCATTCTTGACGGATAGAGGAGCCGCATCAATTTCATCAAGGAGAACCAACCTGAAGGACGTTGACCTCAAAAGAGCAGCCGCCTGATAACTTGCGGCTCTAAAAAATCCTCCAGGAAACTTTTTCGAAAGTTTTCGATCGCCTTTGTCTTTCCGTTGCCGGTCAAGACTTGTGGCATCGTTCTGGAGCTTTCTGTCAAGACCGCAAAGCGACAAGAGCGGGTCAAGCCGGTTGGAACTCCAGTCTTCTGCAAGCTCCTTTGTGGCCGTTGTATAAAGTATCGGGCCCGGATTCACGTCAATCGTATGCCCAATAAGGTTTTCAGCTACAGCTGTCAGTCCCATTTGAACGCACTTCATTATCGCAACATGAGTGACAGGGGACTGTGGGCTCAGGCACTCCATTGGCTCAACCAAAAAAGGCGTTTTTGCATTTCGCCACATTCCGGGAAATGGCGAACCATCAGGCAAAATCCTGTTTGCCTCGGCCCAATCAGGAATTGAAACCATATTCTTTTCTATCGTAAGGACCGTCAGTCTTTCAGCAAGCCAAGGGTTGAACTTTTTTTTTTAAAAAGAAGCTCTTGCTCAGAAACGGTTTTGTCCAAGATCCTAGAAATCTCTTTCGTCAAAAGCGAAATAAGGTCCGGTCTCGCCTTGATGCCTTTTGCCTGAACAGAAGCGATTATGTTGTCAACTATCGATTCCGGCATCGAAAGCATGGCGAGATTCGCGCCTTCAAGGTAAGAAAAGCACACTTCTCCAAGTTCAGCTTTTTCGACAAGCTCGTCTTTTCGCTTTCGCACATCAAGTTCAGCTTTTTCCGCTTCAGCCCGAAGCTTGACAGCCTTGTTCTGTTGAATGGCTGCAGCAGCTGATCTGACTTCCTTTGCTTCAGGAAGGGCTTTCGGCTTTTCCGAAACGCTAAAATTTTTTGACTGGGTTGTCTCATCGCTTTTATCCATGAAATCCAGCGCGGCTACCCTTCCTGTTTTTCGAGTGTTTCTTGGCAAACCGCCATCAACAGCCAAACCCATCATCCTGTTGCTCAAAATTTCGTCCCAGCTGGGATCGCTGGTATCCACATAATACTCTTTTACGCAAGCATATCGTCCCCGCATCCTTAAAACTGCCGGGTGAGTCATCGAAAGTCTTCGAGCTGCCTCGGAAAAATTGATTTTGGTGTTAGACATAAAAAATGTTGTCCTATAACAACGGAACGGTAACCCACTGATAACTAAAGCGAAAAAAACTTAATAATTACACGGTGTTAAGAAATTTCAAAAAAACTTGAATTTCGAAGTACGACGCTGTT